GCTCCATCTATAATTTTGATCAAAATTTATTATAGTACATATGAACAAACCTATTTTTTCATTAAAATGTTTAAATTTAGGAACAAAAACATTAATATCACTTGTAGCACAAAAAGGATCTTTTTGATAAAAAGCCTTACAATTAATTTTTTCTGTAGTTATACAATTCCCTGGAAAGTCTGGTGCGATACTTATATATTCAGAAACACCATTATTAATTGATGTTGCTGATATATAAGGAGTAGCGCCCTGTTCATATTCATTAGAATAATAATACTTACCTGGCATAATGTCGAAATAGTCATTTAACAAAAATTTTTTCCAACTAATATTTTTAAGACTCATATATTTCACCTTTTCGAACTAAATAAGCTATATAATCATTTATTACTTGTTGAAAATCGTTTTCTTTAAGAGCACTATAATCTGTTTCCATGTACGCTTCTGCTAACCATTCATCATCTGATGTTACTTCTTTAGTTACAGATAGCCCTGCTTTACTCTCTCTGTTAAAGTACAAGTTTAGCCATTGCTCTTCAATATTTTGCCAAAGACCATTTTTTCTTTCCATCCTCCCTATATTTTTTCTTTTCTCAAAGCCGTCATCTTTAAAATATCCAAAAAATGTTTCCTTTAAAGGAGCACTTCCATGTCTTATTCCAAGATTGAAAACCATACAACAAGCGGAAGCGGACGCTCCCGGATGAAACATGTCTATAGGTAAAGAGAAAACAGCATCCAGTGAATGTTCTTCTAGCATTTTCTTCTTAAAATATTTAACTTCTGATGAATTTCCAATAGCACATTGCATTGGAAGTAGTACTGCTAATTTTCCTTCTTTAACCTTTTTTACGGTTTCATACACAAAATGGAAACCTTTAGAAGGATCTTGCTTAGTATTACTTTTCCATGTTTTTACGTATTCTGGATTACAATGTTTTCTTTGAGCATTGTATGGAGGATTCATTAATATCCTATTTATTTTATTATTATCGGTAATATCATCTAACAGATCAAAGCAGCTTCCCTTTAGTATATTTGAATTTCCATCACCATGAATAAGCATATTAGTTGTAGCTAAACCGTATGCCTTCTCCTCAAATTCTATTCCAAATATTTTTTCTTTTTTTATTCTTTCTCTTTCTTCATCTGTATCACAATCGGCCATTGCTTCCGTCATTGCTCTTACTAAAAAAGCTCCACTACCGCATGTAGGATCTAGGACAACAGAATTTCTGTTTATTCCAACTACTTTACACATAAAATGTACTATATGGTCTGGAGTAAAAGCTTGATTTTTATCAGCTTTTCCAACATATTTATTAAAAGTAGTAAAAAATAAATTAAGTAGGTCCTGCCCCATTGTGCTTTTATCATTTATATACGGAATTATCTTATCCTTGATCTCATACAATATTTTTTGAAATTCTTCAATTTTTAAATCCCTAACATCTTGTGAATCAATAACATTATCTTTTAATATAACTAATTTACTAGCTTTATTTAAATCTTTATCCAACAAGTTCTCCAAAATTTCTTGAATACCACTTCTTATTTGACTAGTTGTAACATTAGGATAATCGAATGCCAAATCATATTTTAGCGCTAATAAACAAGTTCCTACGAATTGACTTCTTATTCCTTCGCTTATACCATATTGATGTAAAATCTCGTTCAGTTCATTTGTATTTTCAACTAAAGATATTTTGTCATTTCTAGTGCCAAAAAGAGTATTCTTATATTCTTCCATTGATTTAATAACTCGCTGTGACTCATCTATGTGAGTTTCATCAATCACATCAGAACCATCTTGCCATACTAATATTTCATCATTTTGAGTAGCTGCTAAAATTGCTATAACTTTGTTTCCAGTTAGTTCTTTTTCAAATAATACATAATGTTGCAGTTGCTCCATAGACAACTTCAAAATGCTTTTCGTTAATTTTGCTTTTGTTTCAACTAGCACTGTTAAATTCCCATCTACAAATCTTAAATCAACATTTTGGTAATTACGTTTTGCATCCACTCTGACATAGTTTAAATAATCTTTTCCAATTTCTTTTAGCCCTTTTGAATAACTAAACTCCCCATTTTCTATATTTTCTGTTAGATACTTTTCTCCAATAGATTTTATTATATCTAGCCTGTTCATGAATATCCCCTCTCAAAATCTTTTATACTTTATTCTAATATAGATATAGATAAAAAGATAGAAAATTTGATATTCATTTTATATTATCTTTTTAATAAATTACGTAAAACTTAAATTTTAAAGAAATTATTATTTGTAAATAATTATTCTCCCATTTCTATATGCTTCGGCAAATTCAATTAAAGCCTCTGATTTCATTCTTTGAATACTTCTTTCAGAATACCCAACTTCCCTAGCTATCTTGTAATTAGAGTAATGGTCCTGCACACAGAAACTATAATGCAAAATTTGTCTGCTAGTTAGGCTTAATGCCATAAGCGCAGATAAAATTGCGTCTCTTTCTGCTTCTGCATCTGCTAATTGTACTAGCGCATCTTCTGCTTTGTTCCCATGACTTTGGCTTTTAGGCATATCTGTAATAATTGGTGATTTTAAATCTATCAAAGAGCGACCAGCTGTTCGCTCTAAACGTCTAAAATTCTTCAACACATTTCTGGCATTCGCTTTTGTTTGTCGAAAATCTACTTCTTTTAACAATTGAATCAAGTGAAATCGCTCCTTTTGTGGTATAATAATACTAACTTTTCCACAAGGTTATCCACACATTATCCACAGATAAAATAGTTTATTTTTTATTGAAAGGATTATAGTATCCTTGCTATAATCTTTTCAAAGCATATCTTCATTTATTGGAGACCGACTAGCGGAAACTGGTTGGTCTTTAGTGTTGCATTTTTTTATTTTGTATATATAATAAATTTATCCATTTATTTTTTGTACCACTATTAAGTGGCTTAACTAGTCATTTTTTAGTGGCTAGTTTTTCTTTACAAATTAACAGTAATTTGCTATAAAATACTTATGAAGCATAGGAATTCTATTCCAAATCTATCTAAACAGCCCGTTACACGGCTGTTTTTTTATTGGCAATTAGATTGTCTCATGCTAAAATATTTTTATAGAATAATTCCCTTGTGACCAATGTTTGGGGCAAAGTAACCTCACATATCACAAGCTACCACTTTTCTGGTAAAATATTCTTCTTAGTCAACCAGTGGTCGGTTGGCTTTTTTGTTAGTTGTGAAAAATATCCAATTATTGTATAAAAGTTGTAAAAAATAGAAATCGTTTATCCATCGCTGTTTCTCCCTTCTTTCATATAAAATCACGCCAGCTTAATCCCACACTGTGCATATAGCACAATTTTATACATACCATCGCTTTTCCCTCGCTTACTGTATGTGCCGTTTGCAATAGCAGCGTTCTTTCGTTTCCGATTTTGCTTTTTGATCCATTTTCCTTTTTTACCCACTACTTTTGTTCCTCCAAACTCATAATTTCAATTTCTGTTCGTGGTCGCATGCTGTACAACTTTTGGCAAACCATCACAGCAATTTGACCATCGTTTTTATATAAAATACCTTCGGCAGCATCAGTGACTGCTTTGAAATAATTATCCAAGTCAGGTTTCTTATCGCAATATTTACGCTCTAATTCCACTTCTAAGCGTTTCTTTTTAGAACTTAATAGAGATTTAGGGGCAGCGATGTAAAACGTAATATGCGTAAAAATAGCCCCTTTTTCAATCAATTCTGGTTTTGTCTTTCGTAGATACGCTTTTACCTTTTGTTTATAGGCTCTCATAGCGTTATCTTCATAAGTTTGGACATAATTCCCACGCCTTGCAAACCTCGGGCGACTTTGTGGCTTTGGTTCAATTGGTAGGATAATCCGCATCATTTTCCCTCCAAGTATTCTTTTATTTGTCTATCAAGTTCAGCTTGCTCTTCTGGCGATAGCTTTTCTTCTTGCTGATTATTTGGTTCTTTTGCCCATTCTGGTAAATTTTCAGTCCTAACGTTTTGACGTTGGTAAGCCGCTCGTTGTTGACCACGTTCTTTTTCATTCTTGATTTCAAATTTTAGTTTTTCAAACTGTGTTCTTAGCTTAGAAGCACTTCTAATGTTTCCAAACCAGAATGAATTAGTCGGTAACCAATCAAGAACATAGTCAATTGCTGCAATAGTTTGTTGATCTCGTTCTTCTATTAACCTGAACGTATCAGCCCATTTTTCAATGTTCACTCTTTTCATTTCACTTGGAAAATCATTGATTAAATTATTTTTTAACTTTTCAGCAAGACGTAAATGTTCGTCAGAATATTTACAAGATGTTTTTGACCTATTCTTTTTATTTTTATCTATTTCTTTATCTATATCTATATCTTTATCTGTACCGTTACAATCCGTTACTGTAACGTTACATGTAACGTTACCACTATTTTTATTCTCTAAAGCCTGTTGTTTCTTGCGTTCTCGATGTTTTCTAACTCGTTCTGCATTTTTCAAACGTACTTTTTCCATGCCTTCAATGTTTTGGTGCTTGTCCCAATTTTCAATAGCAATTAATCCATCTTCATTTAAATCAATCATATTGAATTGCTGTAAAGTCATTAAAGCCAAACGAACAACATTGACAGGCTTAGAAAACAACGTAGCCAACATTTCTTCGGTATAAGGCATGTTCCTCTGAATATAGATCAATCCCTCATCATTGGTTTTGCCAGCCAATACTAGTAATCGAATCCAAATCACTAGTATTGCATCGGCTTCTGGCATCGATTGGATAAGTTTTATCTTTTCATCATCGAACATGGTCGTTTTTAGTTTTATCCAACTGATTTCTGCCATTGTTTAACCCCCTATGTTTAACTTTTTAATGGTGTCTTGATTTAATTTAATTCCTTTAACATGATATTTAGCTTTAAATGCTTTTATTCCTATATCGTGTTTTTCTTTATGATGGCAATGACATAAAGATGCAAATGTATATTCTGTATGGTCAACTTTCCTTCTGTTTCTTCGTCCTAACGCTTTATCAAAATGATCAATCTCTGCGCTAGTTTTTCCACAAATGCAGCAAACACGTTTAGTAATACATTTATAAAAATAATATTCTTGGTTTCCTGGCAAAATATCGTAACCTTTTTTAAAGGGAATGCTATTTTCAAAAATATAATCAAGAATTATATTTGCTAAAATTGTTGCATCGTCTACCGTGTTTTTTGATTCCTTTTTTAAGCTCATAGGATAACCTCTAAGCTCTTCAAAGTGTGAATAGAACATATCCTTCAACAAAGAGGTTTTATCTCCTGTTTCTCTGCTAATATCTCCTAACAGCGCATATATAAAGTTTCGTTGTGCTGCAGTAAATTGTCTTGGATCGATAAAACGAATTTCAACTTCCCTTGGTCCATCATATCCGTAGTACATTGTTTTAAGCCGTTCAATGTTAATTACTTCGTTTATGTCCGCAGTTATTCTTTGACCTTTTAAAGATTTAATAACTGCGGAATAAACGTTGTTTAAGTTCATTCAACCACTTCCACTTGAATGCCGTTATTAATAATAAAATTGTTTAACGCAACTAACTTTTGATGCTCTGCTGTTAGTCTTAACGTAACTGTTTTCTCTTGTTGTTTTCTGCTGGTTTTTGGCACTTCTTCTGTAATGATTTCGCCTGTTTCAGTGTCAACTGTTTTATTGTTGATTGTTTCAGTTTTCAAGGCAGCAATAGCATCGTCGTGCTCTTTTTTTGCTTTTTCTCGTTCTTCTTGTTCTTTTTTTAAAGCAAAGGCTGAATCAATTTCCTTTATCAATTCTGATGCTGTACGCCCGCTATCAATCAAACCAACCCAAGAATATGGTTCTAAACCAACCGCTTTAGTATAGTTTTCAATTATTTTTTTATCGTTCTCAATACGTTCTTTTTCATTGGCTAATGTTGTCATCACAGATGCAATTTCTTCAATAATTTTTTTAGTTGGCTCTCCTTTAGCTGTAAAAGAGGTCTTGTTAAGCCATGAATTGGAAATTTCAATTTCCTCCATTGATACATTATAGTTTTCAGACATTTTATCGATTACTGTTTGAATTTTTTCTAATCGCTTCTGACGTTCCGCTTCTTCATATGCTTGAATATTTTTATTGATTTCATCGCTAACATCTTCAATTTGGCTCATATATTTTTTTATTTTTTTCTCAAAATCTTTTAATGGCTTATTATATTGATTTTTAACCACTTTGCGTTGATCATCTAGCAACGTCGCAACTTTGTTTAAGTCTGCTCTTGCTTTTTTTGCTTCTGGAATGTTTTCATCAGTAAAAACCATTGTTGAATAGTGACTAACGGCGCTATCGACCATTTCAGCCAACTGTGTTTCATTTTGAATAGTGATTTCACTAGCTTTAAAATCAACATTAAATTGCAAATCTGTTGTTAATTCGTTTGTCATTATTTTTGCCCCCATGTAATGTTTTCTTCTGGTTGTGGCTGGAATTGTTGTATCCATTTCCTCAAAACTCCAATAGCTTTATTGAACATGCTAGCTGGCATGTTTTCATTGACATCTATATTTAATTCTTTACTTAGTTCATTGCGTACATAATCAAGTTCAGAATTTGATAATTCAGAAAGTTGTCGGATATGATCATTCAACGTAGCTAACTGTTTACCGCTAATCAAATTAACTTTCGGAGTATCGCTGTTCTTTTCAGCTGCCGTTTGGCCATCGTCGTCTTTATCTGCTGCTATTCCAAATGCTGCCGAAAGCGAATAACGTCTTGCATATGTTGTTAAACTTCCTAATCCTTGAGGATTTGTTCCGCTATCAGGAAATTCAAATGGACCATGAATGATATACTGCCCGCTTATATGAGTGATAATTGTTGTAACTTTTAACGCATTATTTTCATTGACAACATTTTGTTGAAAATCAATTCCGCTTTCGGATTCTTGCGCAGCTTTTCTAATCGCTTCTTCAATCGCTTTAAGAGTGGCATACTGGAAATTCATTGCTCCTTTTTTAGTCGAATAGGCAACTTCTGCATCAAATTTCGGTTGAGTTAACTTACTTTTTAATTTATACATACCATCAAAAAGTTTTTCTAAATTTTCACTGCAAGTATTCATTTCGTTCCTCCTCTTTCAACAATGAAAGAACTTTTTCTAATCCTTCAATTAATTCAGATTTTTTGAAATAAGCACATTCATCTAAACTTTCAAATGCAAATCTAACCTCTTCATCTTCGCTATCTTGATACACAGCAACATGATCGTTTTCAATGTCTTTCTCAAAAATTAAAGAACCATAGGGCGAAGATTCATCAAGCAAATGAATTCTCCCAATTGAATCAAATTCTACTTTCATGATATAATTCCCCTATCAATATATGTTTTTGCGACTAATTGCTTGGCGGCATAGTCGCTTTTTTTTATCATGCAATCCCTCTGCGCTCTTTTTGTTGCGCAATGTATAGTTGACTTTTTTGTTGCTTGTACCATAAATCAGCTAATCTTTTTGCTTGGTTTAACTTTTCTTTTCTAGTCATTTAAACTCACCTCGAGAAATTTTCGATAATATATCTATCAAATCGTTTGGATCATCTGTGACAAAAGTGTGTTTATTTTTATCTGTAGTTTCTGTTTCAATACCGTACATTTCTTTCAAATGATGATGCATTGGACAATCACAATCTAATTCAGCTAGTGCTTCTTTTACTACTGTGTATTGGCTATGTGCAGCAATAGCTATCATCGCATCTTCTCCAACTTGAGCCATTGCCAATTCTCCTTCTGAATTGATAGTGGCCAAAGATAAACCTATATCCTCTTTCTGGCATTCTTTTGCTAGTTTCTTAATCATTTTTTGAATTTTATCGTTCATTTTGGTATACTCTCCTTAGTTCATTTTGTATGTGTCCTAATCGTTGGCAGACGATTGGGGCTTTTTATTTTGTCTTTTTTTGAAAATGCTGATACTCCGCTTCATCCCAGTTGAAAAACCAACGGATAAAGAGGGGTACACTTAATGTTGCCAAAACTGGCACTGAAAAATGGCTTTTCAATAACACCCCTAGCGCAATCATCACTAAAAATGCGCCTACTAATCGTGTTTCTCGGATTGCTTTCATGGTTAACCTCCTATAAATGAATTCTATTTTGAATTTCTAAACCTCTTAAAAATTCAAGCTCTATTTCGATTTGAGCTTCTTTATTTTCCGTTAATTGTTCAGATTGTCTGAGTGCTGCTCTATCATCTTGAAGCTGTTTACGTTCTTTTTTGATTTGTTTAAGTATCCAAGCTTCTTGATCAATCGTATAAGCCATAATATTCTCCTTATATTACGTCGTTTAAGTCTAAACTCATCTGTCTTACAACTGTTTTTGTTGCTGTGGACGGTTCCCAATCGTTGATATATTCAATTACGGTTTCATAATGTTTTTCTCTTAATTGGGAGCGAGACCCTACACCAGTAATTTGCTTAATGCCTGAATTAATATCTTTGTATAGCTTGCTACGCTGTTCTTTTGTGATTTTTCCAAATCCTTTCGCCACTTCTGCAACTCTCTGATGAACTCGTCGTGATAAATAGCTATAATCACCCGCATCTATTTTTTGATTGTTTTTTAAGTCAGCTACTTCTTTTTCGATTACATCTACACGTTCGTTTGTTTCTTCGTTTGCTGATAAAGCCAATAAAGCTAATTCTCGCTTTGAGGTTGGCAATTTAGGCTGTTGAATTTCTTTTTCCATTCGATTGAATGCTTCAATGTATTTCAGTTTGAATGAATCTGCTTTTTTCCCAGTGAATCCAAATGCAATGAAAGAAAAGCCATCTCGATTCATGTAGTACAATCTTTGTTTTCTACCTCGAGAATCTTTATATTCTCCCTCAACAAACATACTTTGGTAATAAGCCGAATTTTCGGCCGATTGAATTTTAGCCTCTATTGCTTCAATAACATGCTTATGTTGTTTTTCAAATACTTCTGCAACTTGTAAACTAGTTGTTACTGCTTGTTGGTTTTTCATAATTACTAAGTTGTCCATTTTTTCCTCCTTAAATTGTTTCTGTATCGCTCTTTCCTTTAATCCCAATGATTCATGATGTCATTGCAAATTTTTATAGCTTCTTTAGCAGGCCAATATCTTTTTCCCTTGCTAGTACCAGGCTTTCTTTTTTCGATCATTTGCATACGTTTGTCTTTTACAAAATTTTGTTCAACTTCAGGAACAGACATTGAATATCTAGACGATAATTGTTTGATGTCTAAATACTCGGCACGTTCATTTAATCCTTGGCTAGCTTCATCTATTACTTGCTCAAACATTTTTCTGAGGATTTTTTCTATAATGTTGTATAGAAAGTTTTTTGAAGATGAATCTAGAAAATTCTCCATTCTAATCACTCCTATCTACTGTTGTTCAATTAATGGTAACCAGCCATTTTGCTTCATTACGTCATAAATGAAAAGTCTGCCTTTTTGAGTCCATTTCGTACTCATACGACTGTTTTCATCATCAATTACATGTGTGAAACTTTGAGTATAACCCTTATCTGCATAGCTCTGATACAAAAACCACATGTCACCTTGTTTAAATTGAACTCCGAATTCGTGCAATAAACTATTCAGCTTACGAGCAGATATTCCATAGTCCTTTGCTATCTTAGTTACAGACAATAACGATTTGTTTTGAATCACTAAATCATAGTAAGTTGCTTTAGGTTGTAATTCATTTACTCTCTGTTCAGCCATTAAACGTAAAGTTCGTTCTTCTTTATACTTAGTAACCACATCTAGTAATAAGTCAGGATTATCTAGCAATTCATCTTTTGCATACATTCCATACTTGCGAATTTGTGGTAACACTTCAGTTGCTAACCAATCTTGAAATTTTTCAGCTAAAGCATTGTTTGCTTTGAATGCTAATTTATAAACCATTGGTTCACTGATAAAATCTCCCTTGCCCACTTGCGGGCACGAATCTTCTTTCGACAATAGTGTCGAAAAGTTTTTCCCAACTTCTTGGGAAATCCCCGTCCCCACTTGTGGGGATGATAATTTGAGATACTTGTTAACTCTCTCCCATCGAACAACTTCATTGCCACTTTTGGCAATTTGAGTAATACCTAAAGACTTAGCTACAGTTTCAACATCAAATAACGATTCGCCATTTTCAGTTTTGACTTCTAATTGAAATAGATTATTTTCAAATATTTGTGTATCCATTTTCATTCCTCCTATCTAATTTTGTGATCTCTAATTACTTCTAAAATAAAAGCATTTACCGCTGGTCCCTTATCTTTTCCACTCAAAACACGCTGAATCCATGTTCTTGACTTACCATAAGCAGTTGCAAGATCTCTTTCTGAAATATTGTTCTTTTCCATAAATAATCTAATAGCTTCACGACCACTATTAATATTGCTCATGTTTTATCTCCTTTCCGTTTTTTGAAAGAAAACTGGATAGAATTTTTGTAAAAACTATTGACTTATGTATACAAATATTCTACAATCAGGACATAGTTAATAAGCCAATAACAAAGCCTTTATTTTGCACTCGGTCGCCAAACTTAATGCTGTAAGGTGTGTTTTTAGTTTGCTTTTTTTCTATCCAATTAACTTACAAGGATAATTATATACATATTTTCTACATTGTCAACACTTTTGTAGATTTTTTGTATGCATTTTTCTTTGTATTCCTAGAAAGGTTGATACAAGTGGATTTATACGAAAAAATAAAATTACTTGCTAGCGAAAAGAAAATGTCAATAAGACAATTAGAAGAAACATTAGGATTTGGGAATGGGGTAATTAACAGATGGCGTAAGAATACTCCTGGTTCTGACAAATTGAAAAAAGTAGCTGATTATTTTGACGTATCCGTGGACTATTTATTGGGAAGAACAGAAAATCCTAATACAGTAGAAAATGAAAATGCTAATATATCACCAGAATTTTTTGCAATCCAACGCAAATCAAAAAAACTTTCTCAAAAAGAACAACAGAAATTATTAAAACTTATGGAACTAACTTTTGAGGAAATTGATAACGGAGATTTCGAAGAGGACGATGACGATGACTTGTGAGCCGGATTATGCAAAAGCTCAATTTTTTGCATACAAAACGCTACAAAAATCAAAACAAGATAATTTACCTATCTCTGTAAAGAAAATCATCAAGAAAATTCCCAATCTGCACATTCAGTCATATACAAGTTTTGCTAACAAAAGAGGGATTACAATTAAACAGACTTGCGAGTTTCTCGATTCTGAAGAAGGTTGTCTATGGATGCGCAGTGATAAAACCTATGTAATTTTTTATAACGACACTATACAAAACAACGGTCGTATTCGTTTTACTCTTGCTCACGAGCTGGGACACTATATTCTCAAACATAATGAATTAGGTTCTAAAACAAAGCTCATGCGATATTCATTAAGTGATACCGAATATGATATTTTTGAGAAAGAAGCGAACTATTTCGCAAAGCGACTTCTTGCACCTATTCCACTTATAGACGCTATTGTACTTAGAAAAAATAAAATTAGTATCCACCAACTTGAAGAAATATTTAATATCTCTTTTAGTGTTGCTGGTTTTCTAGTTAATGAACTCAACAAAAGAAAACGCCTCACTAATATTTCAAGGGAAATACATGAACTTGTTTTAAATTTTAAACATGAACTTAGCATTTTAAATTTTAAGAAGTGTTCCTTTTGTGATTCAGAAATAGATTCGAAACATGAAAATTGCCCTATTTGCGGGAAAAATAATTTTATAGATGTTATGGATTATGGATTCAAAAAATATAAAAAAGCGAGGTCAGCGATTATGATATACTCTAAAATAGATACCAACGAGAACGGAACTCCTAATGAATGTCCTAAATGTCATGCTGAAAATTTAGACGATAAATTCATGTTTTGCCCATGGTGCTCCACTATACTACACAATTATTGCTTAGGCACTAAAGAAAATCGTTATATTCAAACAAGTTCAAATGGAGATTTCGAAGAAAAAAGTATTCACGAACAAATACATGAAGGATGCGGAAAAATTATAGATGGTAGTTTTCGTTACTGTCCTCAATGCGGCGGAGAAACTTCTTATTATAGAGAAAAATTGCTAAAAAGCTGGGAAGAAGAACTTCCACAAGCAGCTCCTTTTTCAAGCGATATTTTTAATAACTTACCTTTTTAAGGAGGAACAACAAATATGAACTATACTAAAACACACTTAGAGTGTCCATTAGATTTTACACATCCTTATATGACAATAAAACAAATGGAAAAAATGATTATCAGAAATTATCAACAACCTAGGGATTTTTTCTTATACTCGAAGGAACCCGAAGAGATGATTGCTGATTTGCATATTCAGCTAAAATATGCTGGATTAAATAACTATGATGATTCAGATTTAAGAATGCCCATTTTGGTATTTCCAATACCTACAAATGATATGTGGGATCCTGTTCAATACGGTTTCATCGTGAAATTTGAAGCTAATGGAGAAACATATATTTATACGCCAGAAGACTAAACATGTAAAAAAATAATCTATTATTTTGATGTTTGCTATTCTTACTTCAGCAACAATTATTCTTATACACAATAAAAAAGCCCGTGCGACAACACGGACTTAAAACCTCATTCCGAGATTTACTTTCAAATATATTATAACAGAAATGGAAGTGTTTTGTTGTGGATATTACTAAAGAAATTCTACCGTTAAATTGTCCCCATTGTGGAAAAAAAATCAAGCTAACATTTAATTCAATATCTTGCCCTTATTGTTCAGGAAAGTTCAATTCAGATGAGGTACATAACCTTTTTTATCAATATGAATCACATTTAGTGAATTCAAAAAGCTATACCGTAGCTAATAATATGGAAAAAGCTGGTGATAAAATCGAAAAAACAGGGAATGCTTTATCTGAAATCGGCTGTGCGCTAATGTTAATCCCTATAGCAATAATAGGTCTTATTATTGCGTGGGCAGCTCTTTCTAGTTAATCCCCTTCTCTGGTGAGTTCTAGCATGTTCGATTCATGCTAGGGACTTTAAATACGTATTGGAGGTGAAAATATGGCGAAACTAAATTGGTCCAAAAAATACAAATATGTTTTTTCTTACTCAAATAAAAAAGGAACTTTTTGGGGCTATCGCTATCCTTATTACAACTCTCTAAAACACCGAAAAGAAGCTAGCAAACGTGGATTTGAAAGCGAAAGAGCAGCGAATAAAGCATTGCTAAAAATCCAATATGCTTTAGAAACACAAAACACTTCCTTTATCGAAAATAAACAACTCACCATAGATGAATGGATTGATGTATGGATACCTTACGCCCAAGACAATTGGAGTGTTTCAACAAAACAAAACATTGAATCTGCTATTAAATTTCACATATCACCGTTAATTGGAAATCAAAAACTAGCTTCTTTAAATAAGATTACCTATAAACGAGAATTTATTGACAAATTAAGACAAGAAAACAAATATACAGAATCCACGATTCAAACGTGGCATAAAATTGTAATGAGGATGATTAACGCTGCAGTTCACAACCAAATCATCCCTAGCAACACGCTAACAGGCTTTAAATTTGATTTAAGTAATAATGTTCGTTCATTCTCTAAAAATGAATTACAGCGATTTGTGGCGGCTTTAGAAAACGAAGATATTCAAACTCAAGTTATATTTTTAACACTGCTAAAATCTGGAATGAGAAAAGGTGAACTGATGGGGCTGCGGTGGAGTGATATTGATTTAACCGAAAAATATTTCGATATCAATTCTACACGTGGTGATTATGGTGAAAATAAGCCGAAAACAAAAACTAGTATTCGTAAAGTTTATTTTGACAACTCATTACTCACTTTAATAAAAAAATACAAAAATCACGAAAAAGAACGCCTTCTCAAAGAAGGAATAATTTTAAAAGATAAGGACTACTTTATTTTAAGTTCTAGAAATTTACCTATCAAACAATCTAGAATTACGTATATGTTTCGCCTGTTATGTGAAAAGGCAGAAGTTCAAAACATAACCGTACACGGCCTAAGACATACACATGCAACGTTTCTAATTGAAGCAGGAGCAAACATTAAATACGTTTCAACCAGGTTAGGACACAAGAATATTAATATAACTTTGGATGTTTATAGCGATGTGCTAAAAGAAGAAGAAAAAGAAACAGCTGATATGATGGATAAACTTATTGAAAACTTGTGA